ATCACAGGGTGACCTAGGGTCGCAGGGAGACCAAGGAGCACAGGGCTTAGGAGGTTCACAAGGTTCACAGGGCTTAGGAGGTTCACAAGGTTCACAGGGCTTAGTAGGTTCACAAGGATCACAGGGTGACACAGGACCACAGGGTGACACAGGACCGCAAGGTAATACAGGTCCTGATGGCAATACAGGACCTCGAGGCCCTACAGGCTATTTAGGACCTACAGCGCCAGGATTAACAATTATTTCCCAAAAGGTAAATTATGGAGTTGGAGTAACATTAGATAATATTATAATTCAAATGGCATCAAGTTCAAATTATTCCTTACAACTCAAGGCAAGCAGCAACAACTTTTCTGGTGCAAGTTCAGGTTATGGGCCTTATAGCACTGGCAGTAATATGTTTGTTTATAGTGGAGATATCAAAACATATAATACTTCTAATTTTCAATACTTTAATTCCGACTGGAATGTAGAAACGCAAGGCGATTCATTAATCTATAATTTATATGATATAACAAATTCATTGTTATATAGAATTACAGGCGTAGTTACTGATGTTGGCAGTAATTCTATTATAGTAATCGAGAGACTTTACTCTTAGCTCGCCTCAGGAGCAGCTGTACAGATCCAATTTACTACAGTTTCAGTATTATTCGATTGTAAAGTACTCACAATTGTCTTAGGGCGCATCAAAATAAAAGTGGGAAATTTACGAACTGCGCAGAACCCGCTTGTATAGTTATTTATAGTTTCATCGCACCTCCACATAGGAATATCTTTAGTAGTCGCAGCGTCTACGATTTTTTCTAATTCTAACGCTTTACAGGGGCCACACCAGGCCGCTGTAAAGTACACTATCCATGCTTTATCCGATAAGCGCATGCCAGGCACGGGCTTATCGTCTAGTTTTGAAAACCATAGTTGTTCGAATAGTTCCTGTGTTTCTAACAAATTCATCCGTATTGCTTTGATATAAAATCGTAAAATCCTTTTAGGCCGCCTGCAATTATGAGAGCGGTTAAAGATCCCGCGATCACGGGACCAGGGCCTGCTGTAGGTTCTTCACGAGCACCACCGACTTGCGATCCTATTTCTGGTGCCTTCAGCTCTGGAAGAGCTGGCATCTTGGGCATTTCTGGTGCCTTCAGCTCTGGGACCTTAGGTATCTCTGGCATAGCTGGCATAGTGGGCATAGTCGGCAAAGGACTTGCCTGCACCTGCTTAATCGCCTTAACCACCTGTGCAGACATGACTGGCGCAACTAAATCCTTATAAATCTCTCCCATCGGTAGCCCGCTTGGTGGCATAGGAAATCCAAATGTTTTCGCTATCCAATCCATAGTGCACCAGAGAGGACCTTCAGTACAGAGAGACGCTGAACTGGCACCACCAGGCTGTACTATGAACTCAGTTCCAGGTATTGGCTCTGTGAAAAACATAGAATATGGCATAGGGTTCGTTATTCCATCTTTAAGAATACTGTCCATCATAAAGAATGCATGGAATGCGTCCCAGGCGACCCACAGAAGACCGAATAAAAACAAGAAGATATTAAATACACTTAAGAGTTTCGCTACGCCTTCCCATCCACGACCCATATAGAACTTATCAGCGCCGAACCATCCAAAAAAGATAGCAAGGAATGCATAGACTAGATACGACTTGGGTGCACTAGGAACAGGTGCGTTTTTAGGTGTATCTAAAGGAATAAAGACACCACGTCCAATTCCATGGATCCAGTCCAAAGGACTACTCAAACCTTCAGTTCTGACTTTATCACCGTGTTTAAAAATTTGTATTAAATCCCAAATATACCACATTCCAAGCGTTAAGCAGTTCACTATAAATTTCTGTGTACCTGTTCCAAAACTACGTAGATAGAAGTGGTCCAAGCCAAAAAAACCAAAGAGTACTGAAAGTATAACAAAAACATAATAACTTCTATCGGCTGCTCCCCAAGTATCAACATCACTAATGTGATGGGTGGACATCCTCTATGGGGGTTCCATCAAATTCTTAGACAGTAAATAACACGCCACCGAGGCCAGCTACAATACGTAAAACGTTGTAATTAATTGCATATACCGTGACACCAGCATTATACGACTTTATTAGTGGGTTCATCGTTAGCTGCAGATTAATTGTATCTAGACGGCTTCCGTTGCAGGTTCCTTGTGGTTGGGACGCTTCGGGGGCAAGACTGAAACTGTAAACATAGATGAAATCGTTAGGAATTGCGGTGTGTCTCTGCCAAGGCACCATGAGACGGAAGTATTGCGCAGCCTGCGCTTCAAATCGGTCATAGCCATCGAACTGTAAGAGCGCATCCTGGATGATATCCAAGTTGGGAATACCGTATTCCAGAAGCATACGACTACCGTAGTTAAACCATTCGTTAGATTGTAGCATACGGTCTTCATTCACAACCCATAACATTTCCTTCATCGGATGGTTAAACGTCAAAGGTACTGTGGCGGTACGGGAGCGTTGCGGAATACTAAAACGCTTTTGTTGTTGGGTTTGCTCAATTAAATATTCGTGTTTTGAGCTGACGAACCGGCGACGTTCCTCTGTATCTAAATAAATATAGTCGCCCCACAGCGTCATATTTGTAATGATTGCAGGAGTAGACATCACATTTGTAGGTCGCGGTTGTCCATTAATCGCTGCCTGATTGAGTGCGTTTGTATAGACGACATCACCAGCACCCTTCAGCTTAATATAAATCTTTATGGGTGTAGCTTGCAAAGCCAGCAGCGGGAGAGCGAGGCCAACATTGCGGCAGAACCAAAAATGGAGTGGCACAAGGAGGCGCAGAGGGCCTTGTTGCTGTGTTTCGTCATACACCTGTAAACTGCCTATCATAGAACTGAAACCATCGCGTTTTGCCCCCGGTGTAGTGAGCTGTGACCATAAATACATGAATTCACCATACTGTCTGTCAACCTCTTGCTGGCCAATCCATATGCTGATATAGTCTATCATTGCATATCCTATACCATTCACCCAACTTACGCAAGATGTACAAGGGTTGGTGTAATCGGTGGGTGGATCGGTTTCAATACCATTTGGCTGTATGTTCGGTGGTGACTGCGGTCCATTTGGTGTAATATAGGGTAGCTGAATATCCAAATACAGCTGTGACAGCAAGTCTCCGTTACGGGGTATTGTTGTGGTAATCAACTTGCCGAAGTCGACTGAAGTATCAAACGGAATGCGCTGGGTCTCCATACTAAAGTTCGTGTATCGGCGATACACTTGCTTAAAAAATGTCGTCTGTGGGTTTCCGGAAAGATAGATATCTTGACGGCCTGTCGCAACTAATTGCAGTAGTCCACCACTGTTAGACATATTCTACTATCGTGTGGATTGTTTTTCCGTTTATACCCCAACGTAAAGTACGGTTGACGACCGCTGGCTTTTTCATCGGAATCGGTAGAATGGCCTTTAACACAGGAGCAAGTCTTGATAGCATATTGTTGCGCGGCCTAAATTTCCGTTATCCGAACAATGCTCCAGTAAGTTCATTTTACAGTCTATATGCAAATGGTGCAGGGCAAACCTACTGGAGCAACGCTATTACTTCAGACAATTTGTCTACGCTGAGCACTAGTCTGAGTGTACAATACTCTACACTTTCTGGATTTATAAGTACTAATAATGCCGTAAATATTCAACAGACTTCAAATATTAGTACTTTGTATGGAGCACAATTTAGTTCTGTGAACCAACTGTTAAGCAACGACGCAGGTCTAAGTAATTCGTTGAACGTGTTGAACAATCAGTTCGTTACGAATTCAAATCAGACCAAAAATACATTCTTAAACTACGACGCTCAAATAAATAGTTCATTGAATGCTGCTGTTGGTAGTGCTTCAAGCTATGGTCCAGTTTATAGCTCTATAAATTCACTTGCGATAAGTACACAATCGTCGATTTTTGGATTGAGTTCAATAATAGTATCGCAAAATACCAGTACTTATTTGTCTCTTACTGCAAATTACAAAAGTTATACAAATACTGTTATAGTATCAACTGTATCTTCAATTAATTACCAGATTTCATCTATAAATACAAAGATATCAAGTATTGTCCAATTAAATACATTTGCTTCAACTATTCAAGGCCAGCTCGTAAGTACAAGTGTAAACTTATCAAGGCAAATTTCTTCCTTAAGTACCTATACAATAAGTACAATTAATAGCTTGAGCACACATACAAATTTAAATCTTTTAAGTTCTACCAGTAGTCTAATTAGACGAGTGTCTTCACTTGAAGGATTAAGTACAAACTTATCTTCTATCACATACAAATGGATATCTAGCTTTTATAGTACAAATATATACTATAATAATTCAACTACTTATTCATACATTAACCGAAACTCGAATGCTATTTCTACTATAAATAAAAATCTTGCTACTGTGGCTGGACAAGCGTCAACTACAAGTACATTTGTAAACGCATTGTACCTTTCAGATAAAAGTACAAATACAAGTTTGACGAACCAAGTTAGCGACTTATGGTTCGCCTATAGCACTTTATCAGCGAGTAGTATTTTAGTAAATATCTGGAGTAGTTTCTATAATTTAGAAGTTTATACTTCAAGTGTTATTGGACAAAGATATAGTTCTATTACGCAGTATGAGAATAATGTTTATCAAAGCACAATTACACAAAATACAAGCACATCTGCTGGGTATTTTAATTTTTACGTCAGTACTCTATACGCAAGTACTCTTAGCACTCTTATACCTAGCACTATTGCGTTTACAAGCAGTATGGTTTCAACTTTGTATAGCACACAATATTACTACATGACGAGCACACTCAATAGCAGTATGACGGCTATACAAAGCAGTTATACTAGCACAATGTTTGGATTACAAAGTTCATTCATAGCAAGCACTCAATACCAAGTAAATAGCACACTTACTGGGGCTATAACAATTGCTGGTGTCTCAACGTATTCAACAATCGCCTATCAGACAACGTCAACATTTACATTCATTACAAATGCGAATGCTACACAATCCAACATTTTTTATAGTACTCAAGCATCTTATATTTCATCTTACAATATATTATTTGCTAGTACTGTGTCTACAAACAATTTGGCTAGCACAACACTAGGTCAAGCAGTTTTTGCGAATACCACACTAATTGTGTCAACAAATCAACTCTTTACTCAACAGCTAAGCGCTCAATCTTCGCAATATGCCAGTACTATTGTTACGTACAATGCGCTTTTAACAGCTCAAGCAAACTCTGCATACAGTTTTGTAGTAAACTCTACTGTTGGGGCTGTGAATGTTGCAGCAAGCAATGTAACCGTCAGCACAATTAATACGTATAATGCGTTTGTAGCCAGTCTCTGCAATCAGACTGGTAGTATTGGTGTAAGTACTTTATATACAAATATCAATTTGTTTCTACAAGGGTCAACGTATACGCAAACTATGGACTTAATCACATATCGTAACTTTTATATTCAGGTTTCAAGTATTAATAATGGAGGATCGAATTACCGTTTAACCTATAATAGCAATAGCCTATCTATTCTAGGATATCGTAGAGGTGTAATTTCGATCGATATTAATACAGTTGGACAAGCCTATACCAATAATGGAGGCCAGCTTCGTCTTGATTTTAATATTCTTGGAGTGCCTACTTCTGTTTGGAAAAACGTGTATCCGTATATTAGTAATGCTGATTACTTAGCACAGTATGAATATACAATTATTAATAATACTATGTGGACAAATTTGCTGGGTCTCTACCCTCGTGTACAAGTTAAGAACCCTTATATTTCAAGCATTATTCCTTCAGTCCAATGGTCGAATGCGGGTATTGTTACATATGATCCGTCGACAATTCTTCGTGGAGGACCAGTTTCCGTATCCTGGTCAAACTATTCTTTCTTTCCATACGCAAGCATTGGCGAAGTTCCCTTTGAACCCCAAATTGTCATAGAAACCTACGTGGGTGCAACGTTATACAATGAATATGGACCTTACCCATTTTCTCAAAGTACAGCAAGTATAAATGCTCCCTATATACTTGGAGCTGGCGGGATACAAACAGCTACAGTGAATATGTATATCCTTGGATATCCAAACCAACCTTCAAAAACAACCTTTAAGGTTCTACAGCCATCGTTTGATAGTATCACAATACAAAATGCAAATTATGGTCTCAATGCCGGTTCAAACTCATATGTTGGTGGATACGAACTCGTGGCGCAAACAGATTTAAGAAACTATCCTCTTTATAATTTACCAGCTATAACAAACGGAACAATACCATCTTGGGCTTCTTTTAATAATAGCACAATTTATGGTTCAGTCAATCTAACAACGAATTTAATAAATCGCGCAGGATATGCTGGTTCGACAAAAGCAAACCAGAAACTTATCTATGCATCGACAGTTTTACTAGCGAATAGCTTTTCAGAGCTAACCAATGCTTCAAGACAATATCCTGACTTTCTCTTTAATGCGAATTATCAAGATTTAGTAGCAATTTCTTCATTAGGTGGTGCAGTAACGTTCTCTCTGAATGATGGGGTTGCAAATACAACCTTCTTGGCGGCAAACTTTAATGTTATACAAAGTACTTATTTAGGAAGCACCTATACATTGTATGAAGCATTTAATACAAATATAGTCAAGACATCAAATACATTTTCAAGATTTGGCGCCCAAGTATCGACTTTATACACATTACTAACACCAACCTACGTCAGCACAACAAACAATGTTACTGTAAATCCTTTCGTAGGCCCTTTCGGCTATTCAACAGTAACTACATCTACTTCTCAAAACTTTTATGCTGGCACCGACAAATCCGTAAAAGTTAATATAACAGGCATTGGTCTTTCAAATGCTGGCGAAGCAGTAAGTTCAATGATATTCTATAATGTAATAAATGAACCTATAGTTTCTCAATCAACCGCTGGTATGTTAATTACAGGGCAGGTTGGAGCCGCAGGAACAACATATTTGTATACAGTTAGTACATTAGCATTTGCAGGGGTGCAAGTGTTTACTTTTTAGACGTTTACGGCCTAAGCATTTATGCTCATAGATATGTCCAGAAATGCTTGCTCGCCATCCAATCACAGGGCAGCCCATTAAAATAATGCGCGTCTCAACGAATACACATGCCGATATGAAAACTCTAGTTTGGGTCCGCAGCACCTATACAAAGGGACAGGCATGGGCTCGCTGGTTTCCTGTTGTTTCTGAAGTATCCGCTGTTGCCATAGCCGGTAAGATAACAGCTGTAGTTCTTGATAAGACTGCTGATGTTTCTTCATGGTTGCCTGTACTTCCTACATTAATTAATTCATCTTCTGATACTCTGCTTTTGGCGCCGGCTGCCGTGTTAAAGGCTCTTGAAGACGGCGGATTTTCCTGTGCTGAAAACGTGTTGACGGCTGAGGATCTTTACGATAGTTACCCTTTCTTAGGTTCGGTTCTAACTGCTGATGACAGCGTGGCTACGATGGTTGTTAGCTTGGCACATATTTTGCGTATGAATTCGATTGTTTGGAGCGATGATGATACGGCGGGACGTGTTGATACGCAGCTAGCTGCATGGCGTGGCGACCTCGGTGGTGTTGTGCGTACTGTGTCCGTGGACACCGATGACAGCATCGTGCCTAGAACGTGGCTCATTCAACAATATTTCCGCCACAGCAACACGCGACGCGCTCGTGAAATCCATAATTGTCTTGAAAAGAACATTGCGGCGCCAACGATTGACCATATTCTCCTGTTGAACGAGGAGGACTACAAAGAACTTCCCAAGAGTGATAAGATTACGGTTGTTCACCATCCGCATAGGCTGACGTATTACGATGTTCTAGTTACGGCAATTGAACGTGTGCCGAAAGGTGATATAGTTATTTTTAGCAATAGCGATATTTATTTCGATGCGACGCTTGGACATTTATGGCGCATGAAGCTAGTAGAGCGGCGTATGTTTCTGGCGCTTCTGCGTTGGGAAGATGTTGGTGCAAATCCCACTATCTTTGGTCCTCGTGCTGATAGCCAAGATACTTGGATTTTGGCTCGCGACTGTTTGGATTTCACGCCAACACGCGAAGAGTTCGACTTCCCCTTTGGAAAACCTGGATGTGATAACGTCATCGGTCTGTTAATGATGCGACAGCGGTTTTTTGTTGTGAACCCTGCTTATACGATTAAGACATATCATTTGCATTCAAGTAGTGTAAGGAATTACGATCCTAAGGACGTTCTCTACAGACCTATATTTTTGTACGTTGAGCCGACGGCGCTTCAACCGTTGGGTCTAGGCAATGATATGAGCGATCTTCAGGTGGACTTATTCAAGACGAAAGGATGTGCGTCGTTCAAGAGACCAATTTTGGGGATTGAAGATACTCATGTGGCCACAGTTGTAAGTATGCTCCAGTACGGTGGTGTGCAAGGGTACGCTGCCACTGGGTCGAACTTGTTTACGCCGACGTTCTCTATGAAAAAGGTGTATCATTTTACAAAGGGAGCGTTTGCGTCTTTCACCGGATTAGTTCATGACTTTGATAAGATGTATATTGGAAGCAATAAGTCTTGGGAAACAATGTGGAATACAGCTGACCTAAATACTCTTACACCCAGTATTCATGTTCCTCATCTTGTTGTCTATCCGTGCGAGGAAAAGATTCGTACATCGTTGTGCCAATGGGCTCTAACGTATCTACCACGTGTTCTTCAGATACGCAAAGCCGCTAAGGCGGCGGGAAAGGCGGTTCCAGAATTTTTAGTGCCACAATCTTCGTTTATTGGCGATTTTTTGAACGATAATGATTGGTCGGCCTATACCTCTGAAAAGAAGCATATTACGGTTGTTCCTATGATTGATACAATGAACTATTATTCTACTGACTTATGGGTTGCGCCTCCCGTAGAGCAAAATGCTATTACGAAAGAAGATATTGACATTCTACGAGGGCTTTTACCGAAGTCAAATGAGGCTAGCGGAATGCCTATAGCCGTTATGTGTGTAACGGATGACGAAAGCAGTATTTGTACTCGTGAATGGGCTGATTCGGTGGCTGAACATATCTTTGGAACTGGATGGACCGTGAAATACGTATCCGAATCATCTTCGCCTGTTCAAATACGTAAAGCATTTACGACTGCATCATGGATTATTGGCGCTGGCGCTGCTCTCGATTGGATGTGGTATGCGAAGGAGAAGACACATGTGATGGAATTCATGAGTATTGATAAGCCCAGCGATGAGCGTATTCATTTAGCGGGCGCCTGTGGACACAATTATGTGCTTGGTGGCGTGGTCAGAGAACCCCTAGCAAATGCTAGACAAAATGCGCTTCTTTCGGTAGGTCGAGCTGTACAGAAATTCGGTTTTTCGGATACACTTTCAGCGATTAGAACAAAAAAGAATACTGTGAAACCAACTGTTATTGTGCCTTTTGGCGCTGGTTTGCAAGGAATATTTTCTCATTCTGGAGATACATTCCGTGAGATGGCTGCGATATGGGGTGAACGTGGATATATCACAGTTGTTCAAAGTAAAGAAACAGGATACTGTTGGTGGGACGAGATTGGTGGCGTCCTCTTATACGACAGACCAACACCGCGCTGGTGGAACCCTGAAATTCCTTACCAAATGGCTATGTTCGGCAATTGTGCACCTCCTGGGCCCGACGAACACAAGCTACGTCAGTCACTCTGGTCTTTTTGGCCAAGATCACCGCGTCTTGTTGAAGAGCTGGTCGAACGGTGTGACAATCTGCGTGGATATGACACTAGAACAATTGGCTCTTTGTTTTTAGGAAAGATTGAGAATGGCGTGCAGAAAGCAGCGAGAACAGGGGTGGATTGGTCAAAATGTGTAGACTTATTCAGCATGCCGATCGATAGCACTGGCTTACCTTATCCTTATACACAAAAGCAGTATCTAGAGAAGCTATGTTCGGCACGCTTCGGTCTTTGCCTGCCTGGCTTTGGTCCTAAATGCAACCGTGAAATCGAGTACTTTGCATGTGGCACGGTACCTATCGTAACCCCTGGCGTGGATATGAAAGGTTATCTAGTAGCCCCGATTGAAGGAGTACATTATTTCTTAGCCAAAACGCCAGCTGATGTTCAGCGGATTGTGAAGGATACTGATCCTAAGGTCTGGGCACGCATGTCGGCAGCCTGCCGCGCATGGTGGCGTAACTATGCGTCGGCTGAAGGCATGTTCCGGTTGACATGGGCGAGAGTTGAACAATGCCGGCCGTATCTATCTGTAGGAATTCCACAGAATTTCTCAGTCTAAACTAAATGCCTTGCCCCTATGCGAATGCCCTAGGAGTTCCAGGACAAGGAGTTCATTCAACGAGAATATTTGGATTATCGTTGAATGATATTTTACTGACGATTATTGGAGCAATTTTAATTGCTTTCATATTTAATGTAAATGTGTGGAAATCCTTATTTTGGTTTTTTGTCCTCGGTGAAGTCCTGCATTATGTCTTTGGTACGAAAACAGCGTTTCTAACAATGATTGGAATGGTACCAGAATGTAATTAGCCGTACACAATGCGCTTCCAGGATGCCAAAGGGGGATGCGACTGAGAGAACTTAGTTAACCACATAGAAAACCAGATATTAAAAAATCCACACGCGCCAGGTGACTTATCAAATGAATGGGTATGTATTGATTGTAGAGGAACGTCATCAAAACGGACACCAACGCTATTATCTTCTCTGAACAAGGAGAATTTATTCTGAATATCCTTCTTATTTTCAGTACCCTGAAACATACGCCACCATCCAAAATTCACCTGTACAGGAAATTCATAGAGTGTAGCCTTAGCCTTCTCCGCAATCACTTCTAAAGACGCTTGCTCAAAAAAACGACTTGTCTTTCCAGCTTCACACCATACAGTGAGGAGAGAAGGATCCTTTAGCCATAACATGCCTGCATTATAATGACCATACATTGATTCATCATGTGGATTAATATAGTGAGGGCATAATGCAAGTGTAGCTGTTTTAGGAATATCTGGAAGAGGCGCTAGATGCACAATATCAGCATCCATAAACCATACACCTGTTTCTTTTAGAGACGGCTGTGTTTCGAACATCCATCGTAAAACATTTGCTTTTTCATATGTATAATCTTTGAACATTGTGTCATAAATGCTACCAGGTAATTTTTCCATTACCTTACGCGTCTTTCCTGCATATGCATCAAGACAGACTTTTGTGTTTATTTGGCATTTATGTTCGACTGAAGATAGATTTGTTTTAGTATCTGTAAAAACGTATAGAACTGCGTTAGGATGCCATAATTGGAGAGTTTTCACAAATACATTGAAATCTTTTAATGCATCCGCGCCAGTGACAATTAATCCAATTGTTGGATAGTTCATTTTACTAGTTTATATGAACAATTGTTTAGACCTAACGCTCCTGAATCATAAGCCTTCTTTGAAGACGTTCATGAACGGCTCCAGCATCTACGTCACGTGCTGCTGCTCTACGTTGCCTTTGAGCCTCGGCATGTGCTCTCGCTTGTTCCATAGCTGCTACTGCTGCGGCCTCTTCTGCTGACATGGCCTTTGGAGCGGAGTTATATTCACGCTTGGCTTCTTCAAAGGATTTCGGGCGTCCACTTGTATCGACTGCTGCAACCTCTTGACTAAAGGTGGCGCCATCACCATATGCATGTTTCAAATCTGTATACGATATACCTGAATTTCCTGAAGGATTTGTATACTGTTGGGGGCGACCTGCACCTATTTCAGTGCCCATATGTGGCGCTAGAATTAGCTCTGAAGGAGGAGCATATTTGGATAAAGCGCTACCTGCTGTTGTAGCGCGTTTCGCCTCTTCTTCGAATGTTTTATTAAACATATCCTTGTTGTATTTTCCTCTTAGTTTGGCCTGGGTCGATGCAGAGATTTCTCGAGCATCCTGTGACTTTAGCCAATCACCATATCCGTCGTCCTTATCAGGATCAGGTAGCTTGTTTTCTTCAAACAGTTTATTAAATACATTCATATCAAGCTTCTTAGGATTTAGTGCTATAGGTGGGGCGTCCTGGAGCTGTGGAGTGCCTTGTGGCGCCGGTGCTACTTGCCTTACACCTCTGGCAGCTAAAGCTGTTTCTTGGTTTACGGGCGCCGAAAATCGTGGGTCCGATCCATCTTTAGCAGTCTTCGGCAGAAGTTTATCTAGCACCTGCTGTAAGTATTCATGTGCGCGCGATACGTTATCGAATGCCTCTGGTGTGCCTCCACGGTCAGGATGGGTCTTGAACCCCGCCTTTCTATATGCTGACCGTAGGCTCTCATGTGTTAATGGTTTCGTATCGTCTAGTTCCAAGACAGCATAGGCCTCGTGTAGTGTATCTAGGGCGCGCTTCGGAGGCGGAATGCGAGCGAGCTGTTGCTGTGGCTTCGCAAGGTTTGGCCAAGGTGAAAAAGTACCATTGCGCTGGGCGGTTACCCATTGGAGAAGACCACTATAAATTCCTGCAGTCTTCGCAGCATTTACAAATTCTGGTGCATTAAGTAATGTGTCTAACATTTGTAACCGGGATGAGTCGGACTGTAGGGCGCATAGATTGTTCCAAATCCGCACAGCACGAGCGTCCTGACTAGTTGTGTTTCCCATACTAAATTAGTCTTGGAAGACAACTTTTTTAAGGAAACGCGGCCTAGAAATCGTCGGTCTTTAGAGACACATTGGCTAAAAGCCATTCTTCAAGGCTCTTTACTTGGTTTTGGTTCCATGTTTCGACCACCTTGTCATCCTTTATCATTTGCAACGTAGGAACCTTCGTTATCGTATTCGCCTCGTCATCGTCAAGTTCCTCTAAATCATAGGTATCCATATCAATGCTGAACTTCTTACATAGTTCCTCAGACTTAGGTTGAATGATCTTGCATGTGCCGCACCACGTGGCCCCAATATAACGTAGCTTGAAAGTCATCTTTGAAAAAGAGGGTTGTTTTGTTTTTATGGTCAATTTTTCTTTTGTCCTCCTGCGGCCTTCTTCTCTGCGAGGGCCTCGGCTAGGCGGACATGCTTCTGGGAGTAGCCGCCATTACGGTCAAACTTCTCCTTAGCCTTGTCCTTCTTCTTCTTACGGTCGGCACTGGGTGGCTCCATTTGGAAAGGAAATGAATGTATAGGAAAGGACACACATTTGATTGAATTTCAACCAGGTTTCAATTTTTTAGACCGGCGCTCAGGAGCGCCTGGACACGTGCCCTATGCGTCATTTCATTGGCAAATTTTAGTTGAGAAACCGTAGGTTTCTCAACTAAAATTTCTTAATTAAAATGCGCATAGGTCTAAGAAAAATTGAAATCTAATAAGTAACGCAAGTATTTATTAGGGTTTATAAAATGACTTCCTTTCCTTCCCTTCTGGCTTTAACGCCTTCTTCCTTTACCTATGTCGGCATCGGCACGTGTCCGCACAAGGCTGTTCCTGCCGAGCTCGATGACTTCTGGGACCAGCTTGTTCCCATCTTTATTAGGGAGAGACTGAGAACCGATTTCGTGCGTTGTATTCATTTCGATCCTGCGTTCGACCACCGACTTGACTTCTTAAAGGAGTACTTTTCTTCAAGGTATCCTAGTCTTACTTATACACCGTCTAGCGAAGGTCGTCCCTATCATGCATGGACATCTAGGAGTTTTGAAGTGCTTGTAGCGTCGCAACCCTTTGAACATCCTACGGATGATGCATTTCTGGAAGAGATGAGCGAGAAGGTGCTCGATGTCGGTGGTAAGATGGTTGTCCAAGATTTCTCAAGTGGAATGAGCGACCAATATCTGAGTGATGCGTTCCAGAATGCATTTCAAAAGACGTACAGATCTGACTTGTTCAGAAAGAATATCTTGTTTGATATTACGTATGGCGAGGCGTCCTGCTCTACTGATATGTCAACTACGCGTCCTGTGTATGACCGCGACGGCAACTTTATCAACTTTGCGCAGTTTAAGCCTCAGGAGATGCTTGCGATTTGGGGATATGATAAGGCACTAGATAAGTTAACCAAAAAGTTGTTCCTAAAGAAATTTACTACCGTTCTAGACGAGCATCATGGTAATTATCGCCGGCGCTGCCTAGGTTCAACTCTCCTGTATAAGAAACCAGAGTATGATGATAACTCGGAACCTGTGGTCGTTATGGAGGTTCTTCAAAAGGAACTCCATAAGGTGTTTGAAATCTTACTGATGATGGACGTTGTGACAAAAGAGAAAAAGGCAGAAATGGACATGCTGTTTTATAACTATCAAAGAATGGATATGTATCATTGGAACAACTGTGTGCGTAAGCTTATCTTGTAAGTTCTGTAATCCAAGACTTCATCTGCGCGGGCTGCACTAAGGGTATTAGTGGCTCACACTCCCACATAAACCGACGTCCAAAACTGTACGTTCCCCATGCGACAGGAAATGCATATGGATATTTTTTAATCATATGAATATAGTTCTTTGGCAACAGATGATAACTTGTTTCAGGTAGAACCATAGCAAGTTGTGTCTTAGGTTCAAGTAGAGAGCGTTGCGTCTGTGGTGCCACGAGGTCTCTTGTTTTGAGATACTCTAGAACTGTTTTGGCTCTTGGTGGAAGATGGAACGGATAATAGAACCATGTATCAATTGGCTCTCCTGCATAGTACTTCAGTGTCCACAAGAATGACTGCACGTATAGCTCGGTTGCTTGTGGTGCTTCATGATACGCGAGTTCATCATAGGTTTGTTCCCAGGTCGATCTGAGCCTCATTTGCGGCTTTTCCATACCCTCGACTTTTATGTATTCGATGAGAGGTCTCTCGGCCGCCCATAGAACCGGTGTATCGTTAAAGCGAGCCATCGCCTGTTCAACAGGATCTTTACTACCTGTGCTTCCTACACGAGTTTCCAACTTCCGTTTTACTGACTTGAGTATCATATCCGGTTCCTGTTCTGCAAATACGCTGAACAGAGAAATAAGTGCTTCTTTTGAATACGTCCAGGACGCTGGGTTCACTAGATGAGTGTCCACCGACTTGTACATCTCCATCAGTATCGGTATTCCCTCGTCGCGGATTTTCAGACCCATGCCATGCGGAACGAAGTCATTCCCTAGAAGGCTCATTAGGCCAACAAAGTCGTAAATAAACTGCTGTTTGCTCTGTGTAGGATGTCTATACTTGGAATACAGATAGTCACCAAGTTGTGCAATATCCATATAGAGGAACTGTTCAACATCAAAGGTATCTGTTTTTATAGTGCCATTGAACTCGGTTTCTTCGCGAAAGAGGTCAATGGGTGCAGTTGTTGTAGCAGATGTCATCAGAGACAAGACGATAAGGTCAGCATCAAGCCCATACACTACAGAGCTACTTGGGCGCTTCAAACGAATATAGTCCATTAACTTCTGTTCGCCTTCACCAGGTTCGTCTGCAGGACTTACGACGATTTTTGCTGATGTTTTGGCATATTCTCTCAATACTTTCGCTAGCGTATCCATAAAGGGTGTTCCAGGTGTAATGGCCGTCGTATCCCAGCGTGGCTCAGCCTTATAAGGAATACCCTTCGCTTCCGCCGTAATCTTTGCTATCGTAGCCGCTTCAACAGCGGACTTGAACCTACGAGAACGCTGCTGCTTAATCTTAGCCATAGGCGCAACGCCGTCTACAGCAATATAGACAGTCTGTGTGGGCTTGACGATTTTAGTCATTTGTGTAATATACGCAAGAAGGTTATCGATTAACTTGCGCTCCCATACGAGCTGTATGTCCGGTGTATACGGCATTATCTTTTGCACCTTTTTCACACAGTGATAGATAGCACAGTTCAAGTCGAGGGCAAAGAGAGCGGGCGGATCACGGGTTTTGGTTGTCAATCCCGTAATTGATTGTAGCAGGTGTTTGTAGAAGGAGGGTATTCCCATGGCAGCCGATACAATACTCAAAGAATTCTACTCGTTTATTGATTTTGCTAACACAGGGTTTAAGTACAACCTTCAAGTTTTTCCTGACACGATTACTGCGGCGGCTTTGCTGTTTACTGTCCTATTCCAGAGCCCTCCATTTGGCGCTTTAACCGGTAGCATGGTACTCCATCGTATTTTCCATCCAATTATTGCGTCTTTTTTCGCTTCAGTTCTAAATGGGTCGATTGGACCCGGCAATGCTGAACGATGCAGTGGTGTGTTTCCCGGCGCAAGCTTTGAACGCCTTATTGGAGCAGCGTCTCGGCGGGAATTTGGTGGTCTTTCTGATACGTCCTGGCCAAGCTTCTACACAAGCTTCCTAGGCTTTTTGATAGGATATATTGGCCTGCTACCTATTGTGTATCAGCAGGAACTTGAAGCGTCTCAGAAACGTAAGGCGGCTACAATCACAGGATTAGTCATCCTAGCTCTAGTCGTATTAGTCGGCATTGTATTCCGTGTATCCTCCGAATGCGATAACGGATTAGGCATAGCGGTGGGTCTATTCAGTGGGTTTCTAGTTGGTGCTGCGCTCATGGCATTCCTAGCCTGGATAAGCGAACGCCGTATAACAAACATCCTTGGATTTCCGTTGATACGTTCCAAGACAGCTGATGGCAAGCCTATTTATGTTTGCGAACGAAAGAAGGCTTAGAAAAATACTTAGAAAGAACAAGGATGGGGCTTATGGAAGCACGTAATTTCTTACTTGGAGCCTATCATGATCTCCCGAATGTACTCTTTATGGGTTCTCTTGTACTTGGTGCCATGACAGGCTATTTGCCGCTTGTATGGGTCGCTTTAGGGTTAATAGTAAACGGTGGAATAGTTGCGTCTTTGCAAGGCATTCTGCGGCTCCTGTTTCCAGACTGGGCGCAAGTCAGCATTCCTGCCGGTATGGGCACATGTAGTATCATAAGGCCTGCTATTGAACGGAGGTCTGATGATATTATGACAGTTGCACCGAGTCATTGGTTATCTGCTGCAGTCTTTTTTGCTGTATTCAGTGTGTTCAATAGTATACAGGTTGCTATACGTCCGGCTAAGGCTGGCGTTGACGGTGATAAAGTATCTACCCGTCGTGCAGTATCCATGAGTGCTATGGTTGTAGGAATGGTATTCTTAGCACTCGTTTTAGCGCGTGGATTTACAGGATGTGAGACCTGGTTAGGCAGCATTTCTGGCGTTCTCGTGGGAGCAGGCACCGCAATCGGCTATTGGTATTTGCTCGATCTGTGTGGATCTGGAACCATCCCTGATATCCTACAGATTGTCGAAGGATCGGCGCCGGCGACGGCTGGAAAAGAAACGCCTGTTGTTTGCCATTAGGTCTAGATATTATAGAATGAAAACAGGAATAAGATTACTGTCTTCATCTTACCCCATGCCAAGAGTGAAACTTCTCCTTCACGTATTGAATCTTCCATAAGCTTATCATATTTATAATAGATTGTTCTCAAGTTTACTTGACTATATGTTTCAACCAGTTTTGTCGAGTCAAAAGGTAGCTTACCTAGGCGTTGATTAACCTCCTCATGCAGATAATAAAACCAAGAGGTAAATTCATCTTCTGTATTTATAGTCGATGGCGGATTTGTTGCTATATACTGAATAATATGGTCCTTGCATTCGGGGCATGGAACTATATGAGAAAGAGTATCAAATAAAAGCTTCCACTTAACCTTTAACGTCCTAAGTTTTAAAGGATCGATAGTCGTTCGTTTAATCGATAAACCATGGAGTAACGTCCAAAGAAGTGGACCCCATTGGTCAGCATCTGGGCGCTCCACTAGAGACCTTCGCGTGCATTTAGAGCAGGGCATTTATTTTTCTTCTTTTTTGGATTCTATGTTAACAACGCAGCTAAAAGATTAAGGTTCCGCTTCCATTCCAGAAGTGCTGCTGGATTAACAGCTCTAAATATCATATTTCCCCACATTAATTTGAGTTCTTCCAAAATATTCTTAGCCTCTAACAATTTCTCAGTTCTATTTCCTAGATATGTGGTTTGTAAGTGTTCGAAAGGAAAAATAGGTTTACCCAGTCTGTGATTTACAACATTGTGAATTAAATGGAGCTCTGACATAATCTGTTTTCTCACTTCTGGTCCTGTTATTAGATTAGGTTGCTTAATCTTCATAAATGTATGTGTTCTCAAATATCCTTGAAGATGCTTTCTGCAGATAGCACACGGTAAGACATCGGCAGTTGATTTCATTACTGTGCTCCATAAAAGGGCTACATCACGACGGTCTGATACATCGGCAAAGAGATGCAACATACGCCAGAGTTTTGGACCCCAAATCTCTCGGGGATCTGTTGTCATTCTTATATTTTTTAGGTGATTTGCTGGTACTTGGGGAAACGCATAAAAAATTGATATCAGTTGGCCGTTATCGGTATTCAAACACAGCGATGACTACACAGTACATTCCTGCAGGTCTATGGGATGGCCTGCAAGAAATATGTTTTCGACACGACCAGAAATTCATACAAGATGTAGCTCGAATTTTGGGTGTGCCAGCAATTGAAATTAAGCGTAAGGTTCTAGGTACAAGAGGAGTGGCTTGTGTTGTGCCTGAAGCTACAGGGCCCTGGTGGGTCGACGGCAAATGTCCTATTATGGAGCGTGTAGGCTATCTATGGCGTCGTTGCACAGCGCCAATTGAGGGACACGGTTCCTGTTGGGCACATCGTGAGGGCGGCGACCGTTTCGACGATGAACAGTTTGCCGATCTTGAACGGCGAGTACCCTTTCGTTACGATGGCGAAGTATACTGGGTGGCCGAGAACGGTTCTGCTCTCAATAGTTTCGGCATGCCTGTCACTGCGTTTACTGTAGACCTAAAAACAAAGAACGTAATTTTAAGTAATGCCTCATCCGCTCATAGCTGACCGGTTTAGACGCGTTGTCTGCCATTCTGGTACTGGTCTAGTCGATCTAGGACTAGCACCGAAAGGAACATTAAGACCCATTATCGGTGACTTTCGTGATGCGTCCAAGAGTATTCTACTTTCTGTTTTTTGGTCACACGACCGCACGATTAAGGAATGGATAGATCTCATTGAAGAATATCGGTATGGATATGGAGAGGACACATGGCCAGCGTTTCTTAAGCGACCTGAAAAGCGGGTTTTTTATCGTAGGGCTGAGGCTACAGAACTCGAAAAGTTATTCTTAAAAAACCAACGTATGCGATGGATCTGTCGTAAATTTATCGCGCGCGTGCGTGGGCGAATTATGGATAAACGCATTGTGGGTGAAACAGACTTATATACGATGTCACCTATTCCTTCGCATCAATGTATTCGTGTATACGATGTGACGACACGAAGTGTTTATTTATTTCACAAGCATACCATGATAAAATTGTTGTTAAGACCCTTATACTATAGTAATTATGGTTTTGCTTCGCCACAATCACCTAAAAACCCTTATACAAATATTAAATGGAACCTATGGCAACTAATTAACATAACCTCGCAGATCATGAGTGCCAATGCTCTCGTGTGCCAGCCAATACCGTCTATTTTATCATGGTTTCTTAAATCTAAATTTAACGTAAAGAAATTCGTCGAACAGAATTTAAAAGCTCTTCAGATTGAAGCTGCTGTGCATTTCTTTGAAGATCTAGACGATGCAGATGCAAAAACAGTATTTTTAGAAACGTATGATGACTTATCTTCTTACATGGATGGGCATATCTATCCTATTCGTATTCATCGTATTCGTAAGTTACTTGAAGTTACAAAGGATAAGGAACTCTTGAAGAAATGGACGGATATAGTTACTGGATTTTGGATCTTTTATAATCATAAATATATGTGGAAGTGGCTCAGTATTGCTGAACTAACACATTATTACCATTATTTACAAAGAGAAACGGCGGTGAAGTATCTTCCTAAGACTGTAGAAGTAAATATGGTTATTCTAGTAGATGGTGAACCAAACCCGTAAACTAAAGAAGGAGGATAGTATATCTTTTCCTCCCGAAATATACCAAGGACTTGTAGTACCCGATAAGGTTCAGCCGCTAAAAGAGAACGTCAAAGAGGTTATTGTAAAAGCTAAAATGGATGACGACGAAATTGCCTTTAAGGAAGGAACGTATTTTGATGAAAAAGACGCCGATACGATCTATGATGAAGACGTAGATATTTACACCATGGTCGATGGAAAGAAAAAGCTTCTTGCGAAGCTCAGAAAGAATGTTATACCAGCAGACGATGTGAAAATAGGATGGGAGGGATTTTATGTTGCTGCGGGTCCATCGATGATGCGTGGAGCAGCAGCCGGCCCTATTCAGACAAAGGGAACATACTGGAAGAAACGAAAACCTACTGAGATACAAGGATGGGCTACACGGTACTTACAACCCGATGGAACCGTATCCAAGATGCGTGTCAATAACCAGGTCTTTTCAGCTGTGCTAGGATACTTTGATTCACATGCGGGACGCAAACTGCCATGCCGTCTGACAACCTATACAACCTCGCATTTCAAACATTATAAGCATGGCCTACCATTTGTAGAAGCTTTGGATAACTGTTTCAAGAAGCTTATACCTGAGAACCATAAAAAGCAGAAGGCAGCGGCCGACGAGAAACCTTTGTTGCGGATTGAAGACACTGCGTTCTCGTCCGTAACAGTCAATCGCAATTTCCGTACGGGTCTGCATATGGACGATGGTGATTTTAAGGACGGATTTGGCAATCTGTCTGTGATTGAACGTGGATCGTACCATGGTGGATATACATTATTTCCACAGTATCGCATTGGGTTCAATGTGCGCACCGGTGACTTCTTAGCAATGGACGTGCATCAATGGCACTGCAACACGAAGCTTTTTGAAACCGATGAAGATAAGAAGGCGAATAAGGGCTTACCGAATATCTATAGGGATAAGATTGAAACAGGAACACTAGGTGTTGATATGCCGTTTAGCCGTGTATCCTTTGTATGCTATTTGCGCGAGGGACTTCGCGATTGTAACAACGGAGAGACACGCGACTATTTCAAGGAAATAGGATTTAATCCTCGGTCGATGACGCTAAAAAAACGGTCGTAGTGTAGGATGGCAAATGCACACCTAATCATACCCCGGTTATGGTTAGGAAATAAGGGTGCCAGTATGGACCCTGAATTTCTTCGAGCAAATAATATAACCGTTGTATTTAATTGCACAAAAGATCTTCCATTTCACAATTCTATTGTCAAGCGTTACCGTGTTCCTGTTGACGACAACTTAGAGAATGTTGAAATTAATCATATGCAGGCTTGGGCGCCTGAAATAGTGGCAAAGTTACTTCGTGAATACAATGCCGGTCATACTATTTTGGTTCACTGTTTTGCGGGTATGCAACGTTCAGCCTGCGTTGTTGCGATGACTTTAATTGCTCTATTAAAAAAGACATCTGATGAAGTCATGCCATTTATTCGTGAAATTCGGCCTATAGCATTCTTTCCTGCTGCGAATTTTGAACGCGCTATTCGTGGGTTTGAACGTGATTTACACCTTGCAATGAAAAGCTGGTAACCAAGGATTGGACTGGGGTTGAACAACGAGTTGAGGATGGCTCTTCGCGCGTTCCGAGTCAGACCATTCGTCAGGAATATCATTTGGGAAATTCTCTTCATAAAATCGTTCAAGCGTAGCATCGTCAGGAAACTGCAAATCAATTTCCTTACGACGTATTTGAAATCGTTTTACTTGGTTCTTCCAGAACGCTGTAGCATCGTTATCCAAGATATGCAATGGCAGGCCTACAAGACGGTTTCGTGACTTAGGTATTATATTCCAAATACTGTAGGCGCTTTCAGGAATGCTAAATGTGCGTCCTTTAGTTTTTATGGGTAGCTGTTTCTTTACGGTTGGTTCGCCGACAAAGGCTAGAGACGCAAAGATGTGGTCTACAACGCGTTGTTTCAAAGGAGGATATTCTGTAGTTTCGTACAAAGTAATTAACTTATCTTTGACGCCTAGAA